TGGAGACCGTGTTCCTGGACAAACAGGGCCAGATCCCCGCCGCCCTGGCCGAGACCAAGCGCCAGATCATCGAGCTGGGCAACACCAACCCCGGCACGGACGCCATTTTCGCCAACACCGCCGTGCAGCTTAAAAAGCAGGGCATGGCCCTGGAAGACATCAACAGCGGCGCGCTCAAGGCCGCCGCCTCCCTGGCCATCACCCTGGATAAGCCCGCGGCGGAGATGGCCGAGATGGTGGGCAAGCTGCGCGAGGGTTTCGGCCTGGCCGGCAGCGAATTGCCCAAGATGGCGGACATCATCCAGCGCACCAGCCTGGGCTTTGGCGTGGACCCGGAATCCATGCGCTACGCCTTGCAGTACGCCGGTTCCACCATGCGCGCCCTGCGCCTGGAAGGCTCGGAGAACGCCAAGCAGTTCCTGGCCATCCAGGGGCTTCTGCAACAGCGCGGCGTCGAGGGCAGCGTGTTCGGCACCAACTTCGCCCAGATGATCAACCAGGCCGGCATGATGGAAACCAAGCTCATGCGGCACAGCGCCATCATGAAGGAGGTGAACAAGGACCTAAAGGAACACAACATCCAAATGCAGTTCTTCGACGGCCAGGGCAAGTTCGCGGGCATCGAGAACTTCATCGGCCAGTTGGAGAAGTTGAAGACCTTGTCGGACAAGGAGCGCATGAACGTCCTGAACCGCGTCTTCGGCATGGAGGGGGCGCGCACGGCCATCCAGCTCATGGAAATCGGCAATGAGGGCCTGCGCAAGGCTTACGCCACCCTTGATGCCCAGGCGGACATCACGGCCCGCAACAACAAGATGCTGGGCACCACCACCAATCTGTGGATCGCCTTCACCGGCACCATGCGCAACCTGTGGGCGGCCTTGGGCGGCCCGGCCGTCACCGCCCTCAAGCCTTTGCTGGATTCCATCAACTTGTTCGTGGGCGCGGAAGGCCCCCTGGTAAAATGGGTGCATCAGCACCAGACCCTGGTGAAGTGGCTGGGCCTCACGGTCCTGGGGGGCGGCGTGCTCCTGGTGACCCTGGGCGGCCTGGGCATCGCCCTGTCTTTTCTGCTGCGCGGGGCATTGATGGCCGTGGGAGGACTAAAGCTGCTCGTCACCGGGGCTGGCTGGCTGGCCAGCGGGATCGGTATGCTCGGGCGCGTTCTCTTTTGGGTGGCCGGCCCGGTGTCGCGCGCGGTCATCATGGCATTGGCCTTGGCCTCCCGCGCGGTCATCAGCTTCGGCGTGGCGCTCATGACCACGCCCCTGGGCTGGATTATCGCCGGTATCGCGGCCGTGGCCGGTGGGGCTTACCTCATTTACCGCAACTGGACCCCCATCAAGGCTTTTTTCGTGAACCTCTGGCAGGGGGTCAAAACCGCCTTTAGCCAGGCCTATGACTGGCTTTCGAACGTGGCGGCCAAGTTCGCCGAGGCCGGGAGCAAGATCGTGATGTCCATCTGGGAGGGCATCCAGTCCAAGGCCGCCAAGCTCTACGAGGGGGTCAAGGAGCTGGCCTCCAAGATCCGCGCCTATTTCCCGTTCAGCCCGGCCAAGGAAGGCCCCCTGCGCGACATCGGCCGCATCCGCCTGGTAGAGACCATCGCCGCGTCCATAAAGCCGGACGCCCTGGTCAAGGCCCTGACCGGAGTCACGGCCGCCGGCCTGGTGGCCCTGGCCCCGCTCAACGTGCCGGCCCTGGCCATGCCCATGGCCGCCGCCAGGCTGGCCGCGCCTCGGCCCATGAGCGCGCCGGGTCAAGGCCAGGTCACCATCAACTTTTCCCCCACCATCACCATCCAGGCCCCGGCCGAGGGCCAGGGCGCGGACGTCAAGGGCCAGGTTTTGTCCGCCCTTCACGCCCATGAGCGCGACTTGGTCAAGATCGTGGAGGACGTGCAGCGCCGCTACGCCCGGAGGAACTACTGATGTACGCCACCCTCGGGAGCATAGCCTTCGACCTGCCCACCTATTTCGACGGCCTGCACCAGGCCCGCAACGCGGAATTCGCCGAGCACAAGGTCATAGAGGGCAAGCCCAAGCTCCAATTCGTGGGCGACCAGTTGGGCGAGATAGACATCGAGATCGTGCTTCACGCCTTCTACTGCACGCCGCAGGCCGAGCTGCAAAAGCTGCGCGATGCCCTGGCCGCCCACCTGGCCATGGATTTTTCCTTCGGCAACGGCGAGTACCTGGGCAAATACGTCCTGACCAATGTCACCGAGGACGCCAAGGACACCGACTCCGAAGGCCGGCTTGTCTCATTGCATGTTCACCTGACCCTCAAGGAATACAACGGCGATGATGCCCAGACTCAGCCCCAGGGGCAGGCCGTGGCCGCTTCGGGCACGCTGCCCGGCGCGGTCAACGATGTTGGGCAGCTTGAAGCTGAGGAAGGCCTCTATGACGATGATGTTCAGGCCTGTGAAAACCTCTGCTTCGACCTGAACATCCTGCCCATAGACTGGCCCTCCGCCTTGGAGGCCATGACCAAGATCGGCGAGCTTTCCGGCTGGTCGCCCTCGCAAGTGGTGGCCAACCTCGGCGCCCTGGCCGGGCCGGCCGCGGCCGTGGGCATCACCGGCTTGTCCGGCATGATCTCGCTGGGCTCCGCGGCGGCCCTTTCCGTGGACTTCACCGGGGACCAGGTGGCCGGCGTGGCCAACCTGGGCGGCTTCCTCACATCCCTGCCGGGCTCCAACCTGGTGGGCGGGGGCACGGTGCAGGCCCTGGCCCAGGGAGGCGACGTCATCGCCGGCGCCGGCACGCTCTTGCGCCAGGTCACCGCCAATAACGCCACCCTGGTGGCCAACTGGTTGCCGTCCCAGGGCGCGGCCTTCGGCGTCACCCTGGCCATTGGCTTGCCGGTCTACAATGACCTGGTCGCGCGGATCTCGGCCTTCGCCGACCGCGAGGCCGACGTGCCCGTGGCCCTGTTCGCCCAGCCGCAATCTTTCGGCTGGGTGCAAACCATGTGCAGATTCCCGGCGACCTCATGAGTTCCCTCAAGCACGTCACCACCCAGGGCGAACGCTGGGACCTCCTGGCCTACCAATACTACGGCGACCCCCTGGCCTACGAGGCCATCATCGCGGCCAACCCGGGCGTGCCCATCTACGCCATCCTGCCCGGCGGCCTGACCCTGCTCATTCCCATCCAGACGCCGCCGGCGCCTGACACCTCGGACCTGCCGCCGTGGAAACAGTAGTCCCGGAACCCACATACACCCTCACCTGGCAGGGCAAGGACATCTCCGCGGCCATCGGGCCAACGGTGCTTTCCCTTACCTATACTGATTTCGCGCACGGCCGCTCGGATGAGCTGGACATCGAGATCGAGGACATCGCGGGTAAATGGAAGGGGAGCTGGTATCCCTCCAAGGGCGACGTCATCACTGCCAGCATCGGCTATTTGAACGGGGCCATGGTGCCCTGCGGCTCGTTCGAGCTGGAGGAGTTCGAGGCCAAGGGGCCTCCGGACGTCATCCACGCCCGCGCCCTGGCCTCCGGGATGAGCAAGCCCATGCGCACGGCCTGCTCCAAGGCCTATGAGTCCACCACCTTGGCCCAGATCGCCCAGCAGGTGGCGGCCAAGCACGGCCTGACCGTGGTGGGCCAGATCCCGGACGTGTCTTTTCAGCGGGTCACCCAGAACCAGGAGCGCGACCTTCAGTTTTTGAAGCGCATAGCGGCCCAGTACGGCCAATGCTTCACGGTCAAGGGTGGTCAGCTCGTGTTCGCGGAACGCGCCAGCCTGGTGAACCGCGCCCCGGTGATGACCCTGGCCAGGACCGACCTCAAGCGCTGGAACATCAAGGACAAGGGCCTCACCACCTACAAGGGCGCCCATGCAGCCTATGACGATCCCTGGACCAAGACCACCTATGACGAGCAGGTGAGCGGGGAAGGCGAGACCGACGACGTGGGCGACACCTTGAAGCTCACCCACCGGGCGGAATCCAGCCATCACGCCAGGCTGCACGCCCAGGCCGCCCTGAGCAAGGCAAACGAGGCCCGTTACGAGGGCAACCTGGTGCTGATGGGCAACCCCAAGCTGGTGGCCGGCAACACCGTGGCCTTAACCGGCCTGGGCAATCTGTCCGGGACCTACCTCATCAATTCCAGCATCCATCAAATCAGCCGTTCCGAGGGCTATGAGACAGGGCTGGAGGTACGCCGTGGGCCTTAAATTCGGCACGGTCAACCAGGTGGACGCCACCAAGGGTCTGGTGCGCGTGCAGTTCGCGGACAACGAGAATCTGGTGTCCTGGTGGCTGCACGTTCTGGCCGCCAACACCCAAGACAACAAATTCTACGCCATGCCGGACGTGGGCGAGGGCGTGGCCTGCCTGGTGGACGAGCACTGCGAGAACGGGGTGGTCCTGGGCGCGGTCTATTCCCAGGTGGATGGCACGCCGGTGCAGGATTCAAACAAGTTTCACATGCGGTTCAAGGACGGGACGCAACTTGAATACGACCGCGAGCAGCACAAGCTGACCGGACAAGTGCAGGGTTCAGTGGAGCTTACGGCCACGGGTGATATCACCGCATCTACGGATCAAGTGCTGAATTTGCAAGCTGGCGAGCTTGTGGCCATCCGCACTCCGCGCCTGCTCATCGGGCCGTTCAGGGCGAATGAGAGCTGCTATGCCACCTGCAACGTGGACTGGGAGCTGATCGGGCGGCTGATTCACAAGGGCGAATACGACCACACCGGCGACCAGATCGCCACCGGGGAAATCGAACTCACGGGCGACATGACGGCCACGGGCACCATCATGGACCAAACGGGCAACAGCAATCACCATGTCCACCCTTGACGTAACCACCATATCCTCGGCCGACTGGTCGCCCCAGGTCGGGGTCTTGGGGCAGATCGTCGAAGGCCTGGACGACATCCGTCAGGCCATCGAGATCCTGCTCAAGACCCCCAAGGGCAGCGACCCGCACCGGCCGCCATTCGGGGCGGACATCTGGCGCTATCTGGACCTGCCCACAAACGTCTCCGTGCCGCACATCATCCGCGAGGCCACCCTGGCCATACAGCAATGGGAGCCCCGGGCCACGCTCATTTCAGTGAAGGCCACGCCCAATAATTCGCAGGTGACCGTGGTGGTTACCTGGCAGGCCACCGTGGCCGGCGTGCAGCAAACCGAGGTCGTGTATGACATCACCCCAGCCGCTGCCTGAGCCTTCGTTCATCGAGCGCGACGCCGCGTCCATCACCTCGGACATGGTCACCATGTACGAGAATATGGCCGGCAAGACGCTTTACCCGGCCCAGCCCGAGCGGCTGATGGTGGACGTGATTTCCTACCGGGAGATGGGCCTGCGCATCGCCATCCAGGAGGCCGCCGAGGATAACCTGGTGGCCTATGCCCCGGCCCCCATGCTGGATTATCTGGGCCAGCTGGTGTGCGTGACCCGGCTGGACGCCACGGCCGCCGGCTGTCAGGCCCAGGTCACCCTCACAGCCGCCCAGGCCACGGATACGGACATTCCCTCCGGGCTCACCCTCACGGCCAAGGACGGCTCGAATTTCCTTACCGCCGGCGCGGCCACCGTGGCCGCCGGCCTGACCTCCACCATCCTTAACATCGTGGCCGCCATGCCCGGGGCCGCCGGCAACGGCTTTCTGGCCGGGGAGATCACCGGGCCGTCCGGCGACGGCTGGCCCACGTGCGTAAGCCAGGTGGCCAATATTGGGGTCAGCTACGGCGGCGCGGATGTGGAAACCGACGATCGCCTGCGCTCGCGCATCGTGCTCGGCCCGGAAGCCTTTGCCGTGGCCGGCCCAGAGGCTTCCTATCGGGCGCACGCGTTGGGCGCGCACCAGGACATAGTGGACGTGGCCATGACCACGCCCTGGCCGGGCCTGGTCAACGTCTATGTGCTCACCTCGTCGGGGCAGCCCAACAAGGACATCCTGGACCTGGTCACGGCGGCCCTGACCCCCACCAGCGTGCGCCCCTTGACCGACCAGGTCATGGTGCTGCCCCCCAGCCAGGTCAATTTCGAGATCATATCCAGCCTGACCTTATATTCCGGGGCCGACGCCACCCAGGTGCAAAGCGACGCTCAAACGGCCCTGGCCACCTACGCCAACAATCTGCGCCAGCAGCTCGGCCAGGCCGTGGTGCCCTCGCAGATCATCACCCTGATAGGCAACGTGAACGGGGTTTACGACGTGGAGCTGCAAAGCCCGCAGTCCATCACCCTGGCCACCAACCAGTGGGCCAACTGCACCAACATCACCCTGAACGTGGCCGGGTACGCCAATGCGAACCAGTGACCTGATCCCCCCGGGCATAGCCGAAGTCCGCAGCCAGGCCTACGCCGCCCTGGTGGACCGCTTTAACTACCTGGACCCCACGGTGGTGCTCACCGGCCTGGTCGACCGGGTTTCCGCCTCGGCGCTACCGGTCCTGCTGGCCCAGTGGCACGTGGATTTCGTCAAGGCCGGGGGCGACGAAGGGTATCTGCGCGACAAGATCAAGGGTTCGGTGGACTGGCACCGCCGCAAGGGCACGCCGGACGCCGTGGCCGGCTTGGTATCCGAGATCACCGGCATCACCCCCACCATCAAGGAGCGCCGGTATTTCCTGATGGGGCAAAGCGCCCTGGGCATGGACGAAATCAGCAAGCCGCCCAATCCGGGCTTCCGGGTGGGGCTGGCCCAGCTCGGCATTCACGGCCTGGGCATGCCGGATAAGTGGTTCCTGACCGACGTCATCCTGGATTCCCGCCAGGCCGGCCAGAGCCAGGTCAAGGCCGCGGACGTGGACCCCCTGGTCGCGGCCGTCAAGCCCACGCGCACCTGGCACACAACCCGTTTCGCGCCAACCCTCCTCGGGCATCCGGATTACGGCCGCCTGGGGATCGACACCTTTTGAAGGAGGTTTGAACATGACCATCGCCGGACAACCTGGCTACATACAGGGCCGCGACAACACTTTCAGCTATGGCGACCCGCTGCCCTCCCAGGTGGTCAACCTGTTCCAGGACGACCTGGCCGAGCTGTCCAACGCCATCGTCAACAGCCTGAGTCTGCTGTTTTTGCCCTGCACATTCACCAGCGACTGGAAAATGCCGGTCGTGGCCGGCCCGGATCAGGTCACCGTGGAAGATGCCGTGAACTTCATGGTGGGCGGCGTTTTGTTCAATACCCATGGCATGGCCACCAGAATCTTCCAGATCCCGGACAACTCCACCAGATTCCTGCGGGTTTCCGTGGACCCGGGCTGCGGGCTGCTCCAGGCCTACCAGACCCAGCCCGGGGTCATAGCCGACCCCTTGGTGCGCAACATCATGGCCTCGTTCACCCTGGTGCCCGGCGAGGAGACGGACGCGGCCGGCACCGGCGGCGGCCCGAGCACCAACACCAGCATGCGCCTTTTGCAGGCCACCAAGGCCGGCCCGGGCTCGACTCCGGTCATCACCCTGTACGCCAATTCGCCCGTGGCCGCCCAATCCTCGCAGTCCGGGGGTACCATGGTGCCGCCGGCCGGCACCCCGCTGCCCTGGTTCTCCGACATTTTGCCGTCCTGGGGTTTGCTTCTGGACGGAGCGTTTTACAGCCGCACCATCTACTCGGGCGTGTACAGCGTGATCGGCAACGTGGAGGGCGACATCCTGCCGGCCAACGGGGTCAGCGCCATATCGGTCAACTCGGGGGCGGATACCATCACCATAGATAGGGCGTTGCCCCTGGGCTATGTGGTGCGATTCGTGAGCACCGGCACGCTGCCCGGCGGCCTGCAGGCCGGCGTGGACTACTGGATCTGCAACCCCAACGGCACCAGCTTCCAGGTGGCCACCACGCCCACGGGCCTGGCCGTGGACATCACGGACAATGGCTCCGGCACGCTTACCGTGCTTTCTTGGAGTTTCCGGACGCCCATCATGGAAGGCTACGGCCTGCGCGGCAAGGACAACGGCCGGGGTATCGACACGCAGGCGGCCAGCCGCTTGGCTCGCGGCGACGGCACAACCGGCGATGCGATCCTGACCATTCAGATGGACGGCATCAAACACCACAATCACCCCTTGGGCAACGGT